GAGGCAGGTAAGACCGCGCTTGCCGAGGTAGACTGGGCAGAAGTTGGCTCGACAGTCTGGGGAACTATCACCGGCGCAATCGGTACCATTGGGGGCTGGCTCCGTGATGGCTATACCAAAGGCATCGAAGCTCTTGCTGAGGTGGATTGGGCCGAGGTCGGTTCGACAATTTGGGCGCTTATCACCGGGGCAATCGGCACGGTGGGTGGTTGGCTCAAAGACGGTTATACAAAGGGTATTGAGGCTTTGTCGGAGGTCGATTGGGCCGAGGTCGGATCAACGATCTGGACACTAATTACAGGTGCCATCGGTACGGTTGGCGGGTGGCTCAAAGATGGATATAGCGCCGGTGTTGAGGCTCTTTCTGAGGTTGACTGGCCTGCCGTTGGTTCTACGATCTGGGGATTGATTACAGGCGCTATCGGAACTATCGGTGGCTGGATCAAAGATGGTTACGATGCTGGTATTCTTGCTCTCTCTGAAGTGGATTGGTCTGCTGTCGGTTCTTCGATCTGGACGCTCATTACTGGTGCTATGGGCACCATTGGTGGATGGCTAAAGGATGGCTATGAAGCCGGTATGACTGCGCTGGCCGAGGTGGATTGGCCTGCTGTCGGCTCCTCTATTTGGACACTCATTACGGGTGCTATCGGTACAATCGGTGGGTGGCTAAAAGCCGGATACAATGCTGGCGCAAAAGCGCTGACAGAAGTAAAATGGTCCACATTTGGTTCTGCGATCTGGTCGCTCATTACCGGCGCAATCGGCACCATCGGAGGCTGGATCAAGGACGGCTATAATGCAGGGGCTAAAGCGTTGACCGAAGTGAAATGGTCTGCGTTCGGTTCTGCGATCTGGACACTTATCACCGGCGCGATCGGTACTGTTGGCGATTATATCGCCAGCAAATGGGAGGACACGAAGAAAGCTATCGCAGCGATCAGCTGGAAAGACTTGGGTACCACAATCTGGGAAGGCATAAAGAGCGCATTTGCAGATGTCAAGCAGTTTTTTACTGATATGTTTGACTTCAGCAACATTCATATCAAATTGCCTCATATCACCGTGACGAGCTGGAAGAGTCTCGGCCCGATCAATGTTCCGTGGGGCTGGAACGTCTCATGGTATCGCAAAGCATACGACAACCCTGTCATGTTTACACAGCCTACGGTTCTGCAAACCCCGGCAGGCCCAAAGGGCTTCGGAGATGGCCCTGGTGGGGAGGTCGTGCTGAGCATGGCCAAACTCAAAGAGCTGGTCGGCAGCGGAGCTGGAGAACAGACTTTCAATTTTACCATCAACGCCCAGCCTGGCCAGTCCGCCGAGGACATCGCCGCGGCGGTCAAGCGCGTGTTTGTGCGCGAGATGGAGCAAAGGAGCGCGGCCTATGCGTAACTACATCATCATGGACGGCGTGGACAGCCGCGACTTCGGAGTATATATCAATGGAGATGGCACCTTCGGCGCACCGGCGCGGGAGGTGTCCACCCTCCAGATCCCGGGCCGCAACGGCGACGCGATCGTCAAGGCGGACCGCCTGCAAAACTATGACCTGACCTATTCGGCGTTCATCTATCGCAATCTTGATATCAACATCGGCGCACTGCGAGCGTTCCTTCTGTCACATACCTCCTATTTCCGTCTGGAGGATACCTATCATCCGAACGAATACCGTATGGCCTTCTACCGCGGACCATTCACACCGACGGTCACGCAGCGGCTCAATGCTGCGAAGTTCAACCTGACATTCAATGTAAAACCACAGCGTTATTTGAAATCCGGGGACGAACCGCAGGAGTTGACATCTGGCACAGTTACAGTTACCAACCCCACGCGGTTTAATGCCAGACCGATCTTTCGAATCTACGGTAACGGTGGCATTATTATAAACAACGATTATTCACACAACATATCCATCATCAACAACGAAAGCAACTGGCTCGATCTGGATTGCGACTTGATGGAAGCGTATAAGGACACAACGAGCAGAAACATGTCGATCAGTCATACCAGCTATAACAGTATTCTGGATAGCTGTGTGTTGAAGCCCGGAGAGAACAGCATCAGCATCTTGAACTTAGATCGTGTTATCCTAACGCCGAGGTGGTGGACACTATGATTCCGATTTTGTACGAGGGAACGGAGACGGAATTTCGGACCGACGGTCTCGGACGTTTACCAGATTGTGGTATGTGCCATGTGACAGAGGAGCGTAACGGCATTTACGAGTGCCAGTTCACCTATCCTGTCAATGGCCACAACTTCAGTCTGATTCAGGAGGGCAGGATCATCCTTTGTACACACGATGAGACAAAGAGTCCGGAACCTTTCGACATCTACGCCAGGTCAGAGCCCATCGAAGGCGTGGTGACCTTTTACGCCCACCATGTCAGCTATCGGCTGGGGCGCGTGATACTCAGACCAGTGACGGCTGGTTCGTGTGCCGCCGCATTAACAGAGATCAAACGCAACACCTATAATACCTGCCCTTTTACGTTTTGGACAGACAAAACTACCTCTGGGACGTTTAAAACCAAAATACCGATGCCGGTCAAAGAGGCGCTGGGCGGCAGCTCCGGCAGCATCCTTGACGTGTACGGCAAAGGTGAGTATATGTGGTATCGGTTCGCTGTGCGTTTGTACCAGGACAGAGGCACCGATACCGGCGTAACCATTCGATATGGTGTCAACCTCACCGGTTATAACCGTGAACTGAATTATAGCAGTGCGTATAATGCCTGTGTGCCATTCTGGGCAGACAGTGAAGGCAGCGAAGTTGTCACTCCGGGTGTGGTATATGCCCAGGGCTATGATTCCACCAACGCGGAGCCGGTGACCATGGACCTGTCCTCCGAGTTTGAGGAGGCTCCAACAGAGCAGGAACTCGCCGACATGGCCGCGTCTCGCATGGCTTCCAATCGGTCGTGGCTCCCGTCGGACAACATCATGGTCAGCTTTGTCCCGCTGTGGCAAACAGAGGAATACGCAGACGTTGCACCACTCCAGCGAGTGCGATTGTGCGATAGGGTTAACGTGGAGTACGGCCCGTCGGGCGTGCTGATTGAGGGTGTGCAAGTTATCAAGGTTGTTTACGACGTACTGCTGGATCGCTACGACAGCATGGAACTGGGCACCGCCCGTGCGTCGTTTGAGCAGATGATTAAGGCGGATATTACCGGAGGTATTCTCCAAGATTTCCCGAGCAAGTCCTATTTGCAGCAAGCTCTTGATTACGCTACCGACCTGATCCGCGGTGGCCTGGGCGGCCATGTCATCATCGGCACGGATACGGATGGACATCCTGATGAAATCCTCATCATGGATACCGCCGACAAGGCCACCGCCGTGAATGTATGGCGCTGGAATCTAAACGGACTTGCGCATTCTCACAACGGATATAATGGTCCGTTTAATGATGTGGCGATCACCATGGACGGCCAGATCAGTGCCAACGCCATCACCACAGGTTCGCTGGACGCTACCATAATCAAGACAGGAATCCTGACCGACCATGCTGGAAACAACTATTGGGATTTGGATTCAGGAGAGTTCCGGCTGTCCTCCACTGTCACATTCGGAGGTAAGACAATCGGTGAGTTCGCCGAGGACGCTGTGGACGATCTCAGCCAACAGCAGATATTCAATATTTTGACTAACAACGGTCAGACACAGGGAATCTATCTGCAAAACGGCAAGCTGTACATAAACGGAGATTATTTGCAGTCCGGGACGATCTCCGCGAATCGTATAAATGGCGGTACGCTTACGCTGGGCGGTGCAAACAATGCCAATGGCGTGTTACGGGTACTGGACGCCAACGGGAATCAAGTTGGATTGTGGAACAATAGCGGAGCCACAATCCAAGGCAAGTTTACCAGCACAGGACTGTCAGGTGTTAATGGTATTGTTATAGACAATGGCGTTATAAAAAGCGAAGCCTATGGACAGGTGCAAATACGGATTCAAAACGGCTTTGCCAATCAAGAACAGCTCGTGGTGAAGACGGGGGAGATTTTTCTTGAAAGTGACCCAACAATCATGATTGAGAGATCAGGGAATCAATATGATACGGGGCAAACATTCAACCTAAACGTCATGGAACAATATGGTTTCATTACATTTCTTCGGTTCAAAAACGGCCTATTGGTTGAAGCAAAACAGCTGAATTAGTGGAGGTAACACAATGGCACTCAAGAGGAACGAGAACAAACTGAAATTCGGTTTGAAACGCGTGGCCTTTGCTTTGGCCACTATCGCTGAGGATGGAAGCGCCACTTACGGGGACGTTGTATCCTTTCCGGGCGCGCGCACTTTGTCTATGGAGCCCCAGGGCGCTGGTGAACCGTGGAATGCGGACGATGGCGTGTATTACTCTAATACGGCGCCTACCAGTAGACAAGGCGACCTTGAAATGGCAAGGTACATCGACGCCTTCAAGCGTATGATTCTGGGCTATATCGCGGATGCCAATGGTATATTGGTGGAAGATATGAGTCCCGCAGAGGTACACTTTGCCTTGCTTTTTGAGACGATGAATGATAGACGGCCCCGGCGCTATGTTATGTATAACTGTACCGCTACTGCGCCGGCCGTCGGCAGCGCTACCAATGAGGGCAACAAAGACCCGCAGACTGAAACCTCGACAATTACGTCTATGGGAATCTATGTGGCTTCTCACGGTAAATGGTTTGATCACGGCGAAACGACGCCAGACACTGACCCGGAGGCCTATGCGAATTGGTTCAAGGTTGTGCAGCTTCCAGGACCTCCTCCTGATCCTTATCCTGTCAAGACAGTAACCGGTTCTCCTGTCGTTATTACGGACGGTGCCGAAGACATGGCTGTGGAGGCGATGTTTGTGGCAATCCATCCCATGCAAAGCGGCAGTGGGGACCCCAGCCCAGACAACATAAGGACAATATCGGGTTATAACCACTGTGCAATTAGCGTTCATGGGAAAAACCTATACGATGATACCAAAAATGTGACAGGCCACCTAAACAGGAGCGACGGTACCGTAGTTGAAGATAGTTCGGACACAACACAGGTCACGGAATATATTGAGGTTGATGGAGACTTTTTAATTACCGGTCACATTTTCAGTATGTACGACACTTCTGGTATTGAGACCGTAAATGTGTGTATATACGACAAAAATAAAGAATTTGTGAGATATACACTGGTTTACTTTGATCAATCTGGAGATGGCAGTGCGGTAATTTCGATCGAAGATGGCGAAAAGTACGTCAGATACATCATCACTTCGAAGAATATCAATAACAACAATTACAGATTCTATTCTGCAAGAATCTATTCTGTAAGCTGGTACTCATATGCCGGGACAGTGTACGGCGGCACGCTGGATGTGACTACGGGGCTGCTGACGGTGGACATGGCAGTGAAAACCGTCACGGCACCCACCAACATCCGCCGTAACAATGCCACGCAATACTATATCCTGGAGAGTGAGTTTCCGGGCATCAGGACGATTACCGGCCAGCAGGCCTCCATCATCTCGGATAAGTTCATTGCCACGGATCAGACGTCCCTGCCGGGGGGAGTTTTTCAGAATAATGCCAACGTGAGAATCAACACCATCAACAGCTACGACAGCGCTGCGGCGATGCTGGAGGATGTGGGGGATATACAGATCTGCTATCCACTGGCCGAGCCGGTGACGTACCAGCTTGCTGCAACCGAAGTGCAGACGCTTCTGGGTGATAATACTATCTCAGCTAACTGCGGTGATGTAACTGTGTCATATCATTCGGACCCAACATTCCAAGAAGAATAATGCGGATACATTATACCGTGTATTAACTGACATCATAACGCCTTGATCGCCGGTTTTATAATAACCGGCGATTTGTTTTTTGAGCGTGGGATTAAAACCATGTTGGAGGCCGCGCAAAGACGGCCATCAGCATGAAATAGTCTAATGGTTTTATACCAGTCGTGCAAAACAACACAGGCGTACTCACTACTGCTATTTACCCCGCACTGAAAGGATGCGGGTTGAAATAATTCACAGTAACCCAAAGGAGGAGAAATACTTATGGAAAATGGTCGCAAGGAGTATATCGAGAAAGTCCTCAAAGAGAGCGAACTCGAACTGCCCCAGTCCCGCAAAGAGATGCTGCTGTATCATCTTGTGTCCGCGTTGAATGCGATGAGCATTGATCCCAGGGTGATCGCGTCCGCCGTGCAGATCTGGCTTGACGATCACCCGGAGGCGACCACCACGGTGCAGGATGGCGCAATCACGCGGGCAAAGCTGCATGCGGATCTGGAAGGGGATCTGAGCGAGCTGGAGACCTCCCAGAGAATCACGTCCCTGGATGAGACCGTTCTCGCGAATGGCGCGATCATCGAGGCGTTGAACACTCCCACCTACGTCTCCGATGCGTCGAACTACTCCGAGTACAATCTCACCGAGACCGGCTGGTATGTTTTCGCCAGGATCACGGCGAAGTCCGGCACCACCGTTACCGCCAACACCAACGTCGAAGGCGCGGCTGGCTATATCGCCGAGGTCGGCGAGGATCACGTCGATGTCGCTGTGAAGTTTGAGGTGGCCGCCATGTCCCAGATGGTCACTGTCAACTGGGGCGCGTATACCGACGTGTTCGTCATCAAGGCCAGCGACCTTGCCATCAGGAACCTCGACTATCGCACCACCTTCTACGTGTACGATGTCGCCCCGTTTACCACGTGGGAGTTCGAGCTGACCACGGACACGACTTTTGTTGAGGGCAAGCACTACTATACCAAAGAGGGCGACGTGTACACCGAAGCGGAGGTCACCGTCGGCGAAACCATCCCGATCAGCACCTACTACGTGCACACGAAGGTCCGCTTCGAGGGCATGGCCAGGAACATCACCTACAAGTGCGATACCGTGATTGACTGCCCGATGGAATTTGTGCTTCCCGAGATCGAGGACGACACCCACGGCTGCTGGTTCGAGATCAGGTGCCGGCATGCGGGTGAGTACAGCATGACGCTGATCCCGCCCTCCGATGACATCAAGATCGCCACCGAGCACACCCAGCGCGAGACTGCGGGCGTCAACATGATCAACCTGCACTACACGAGCGTGGGCGGCACGAAGATCTGGCGCTTCATGAACACCCATTCTTCTATTCCGGCGTAAAGGAGGACAAACGACATGGCTGGTTGGTATTACGAGAAAATCGACGAGAACCTTGAAATCCAGCGCTGCCCCATGGACGATAAGGATGGGGCGGTAACCGGGAAGCTCATTCTGAATCTCCCCAAGTGGTTCGACGAGAATCCGGACGAGCGAATCCGGCTCGGCTGGACGAAGCACATCACCCATGACATTGACGAGATCGAATACGATCCGCAGACGCAGTTCCTCAGCGCTTCCACCCGTCAGATTGACGATTACACGGTTGAGGACGTGTATCACGTTCTTACCAAGAGCGAAGAGCAGCTGCTCTTTGAAGAGATGCTGGACGTTGCGATGGGCGGCGGTGGCACTTTTATTCTCGGAGGGAGGTAAAACCATGGAAAGGAATCTTGATGTCATGAACGCCATCCAGGAGGAGAAGGCGAAGGAGATCGAGCAGCAGGAGCTCCAGCCGCTTGACGACGAAGGCGTCGCCATGGCGGAAGGCAAGCGCTTTACTTTCGACGTGATCGACACCCCTGTGGACCCGCTGCGGTAAGGAGACATTACCATGAGTGACGCAACAGCTTGCATTGATTGTGAGTTCAATATTGGCTCTGTCGTGTTTATGGACGAAACAGGGGTTGATCGGTGCGTGCGCCCGGAACTGGAAATGCTTTGGAACAAAGACATTGAAACATCATGCAGCTGTTGCGGTCACGGTAAACCCGACGACGCCTATATCGTCGTAAAGCCCGAATACAGACAGCAGATGATCGACCTTGGCTATGAAGAGATACCGCCGAAGGAAGATAGTTGTACCAAATGCGGTGTGTTTGGTACAACTATCTTCCTTCGGC